GCATCAATATCTTCTTTAAGAGATGTAATCTCTTTTGTAAGAGTTTTTGCAACAGTGTTTTCTACAACTTTTGCGCCTTTCTTAATGAAAGACTCTTTAACAGTGTCAAAGTGTTTTTTCGCTTCACGGATTAGTCGAACTTTTGTTTCTGCAAGATCTTTTTTATCTTCGTGGAACTCTGCGATTTCTTTAGCCAAAGCCTCTACTACAAATTCCTCAAGTTTGCCAAATTTTTCTGACATTACTTTTTGGTCTTCGTGTAGTTCAGAAACTTCCTTGCCGAGTTGCTGTACAACAAAGTTCTTAAGTAGATCTGCGTTTTCACGCATTGCTACATGGTACTTTGCTCTTGCCTCTGCAAGTTTGGAACGATCATCTGCAAATTCCTTGATCTCCTCGGATAATTTGTCCTCAAGCATTTTTTCCACGGCTTCAATCATTACTGATTTGTCATGTTCATACTTTTGTGCAAACTCTTCGCGAAGTTCGGCTGTTACTTGCATACGATTTTCATTTATTTTGTTGTTCCATGCTTCTTCGATGTCGGCTTTGATTTCTTCCGAAATTGCATTATTCTCAAAGAGTGATTTCAGTGCTTCCAACATCTTGTTCTCCTTATTTCAACCCTTGTATAATTTTAACAAGTGATTCCTTTAGATATTTTTGTGCCTTTGCATCGCCTAATACTTCGCGAGCCGCATTAAATGCCTGCATTCCGCCTCGGGTGTTCATCAAATGCTCGTAAATTGGTGTTGGATATGCACCAGGAGCAGATGGTTGAGCAACAATATCAACTGTGATAATTTCGAAATCACTCACATTGTTGTCTTCGTTTACGTTTCCACTACCACGTGATGAGACACCAAGTTTAACTCCGCTTTCCAGCATTGTTTTAACAAGTTGTCCCATCGGTGTCGGTAATATCTTCATCTTGCCATAACCGTTAGGTCCATCCATCCACATTTCTTTAATCATGTGGGACACACGGTCAAGGTTAATGTTGAGTCCTTCTGGGTGATCTACTTCTCCGAGAACTGAATATCCTCCGGTGATTTGATCGTTGAGAGTGTTGACAGCCCTACTGATCTCACTTACAGGGTACACACGCTGGTTAGCATTACGTACACCTCCTTGGATACAAATACCTTTTAAATGAAGGTCTTTGCCGTCTTCAGTAGATTCCAGAACGATCTGCGCCTGGTCGTATGTCAAGTTCTCTCGTAAGTTAATCACTTAATAATCCTCAACAATTATGAGCCGATAACTGAATCAGTATCAGCGCCTTTTTCGGCTTTAACAGCCGCTTTAGCGTTTTTCATAGACTTAGATGCTTTACCGCCCGGTACGTTCACGTTTCCATGATCTTCTACTTTAGGAGAAGGTGCTTTACCACCTTTTTCTTCTGCAGAACCTTTTGCGATATTAGCAGTTGTGCCGCCCATGTCGTTTTTGCCAGCAACTGGAGATTTTGCTTTGTTATCTTCGCCTTTTGGAGAAGCAACTTTTTCAACATACTCTCTCATTTGCTCTGCTTGTGACTTTTTACCTTCAAATGCAGGTACTTCGTCTACGCTAAGTTCGGAAGCAGGCTCAAATGCCTCGTCTTCCTTCTCTTCGTCACCCATGTCATCCATTGGTGCTTCTGAGTCTTCTTCACCTTCGTCGCCTTCTTCACCTTTGTCGCCCATCATTTTTTCAAATTCGGCTTTAAGGTCGTCAAGTGCGTCTTCAAGGTCTACAACACGATCTTCGATTTCTTCATCGCCTTCTGGCTCATCGCCTTCAGCGTCATCTTCGATGTCAGCCATCATATCGTCTGCTGGATCACCGCCCATGTCGTCGTCACCTTCTGGTGTAATTTCTGGTTGTACATCTGCGAAGTTTTCGTCAACTTCTTCGTCTTTTGACTCATCAGTTTTTTCGTCTTCGTCAGTTGCTTCGTTAGTTTCTTCGTCGTCATTTTTTGACGCTTCATCTACTTCTTTGTCATCCTCATCGTCTTTTTCGTCATCTTTAGATGCTTCTTTAACGTCTAAGTCTTCCATGTCATCTTCAAGTAGATTTTCATAAATTGATCTTGATTTTTCAACTACGATCTCGTGGAACAGTTCTTCTGCACCTTTGCGATCTTCGTTAACTAATTTTTCGAGCATTTCCTCGAATTTGTTACGATCTGCCATTTTGGTACCTCCTATAAGT